CTATTATATCATCAGCTTCGCATCTGTCTATTTGTATGACGGGATAGGCGAAAGTTTCGCGGATTTCAGATTGCAATTCAGAAAAATGCGAAAAAATACTATTCCAGTCTATCGTTCCTTTATCTCTTCCTTCTGCTCTGGAGAATTTATAGTGCTTAAACACATCTTTTCTCCAGACGTTTCCGGAATCGCAGGCGATAACAACTTGGCCAAACTTCGAAAATCTGCGTTTGTAGTTTCTCACGCTGTTAAGAACCGAATGTCTGATATAGTTCATATCAATAGGAACATCAGCGACGAATATGCCAGCAACCGCAATTGCGTTAAAATCAATAATAATCATAATATCATCCTATCACAGTTTTCGCGGTTTGTAAACTATCTTTTTGCTTAATTACATGCTTCTCATTTATTCTGCAGTTGATGATACCATTGTAATATCCATCATCCAGAAGAACGTTGCTGTCGAATTGTATTTTTGCTTCTAGGTACGACATCGAGCCTTTATTCTCGCATAAGAATAAGATTTCACGGTCGAAACCCTCCTTTCCTATCGTCTCTATGCGTTTCTTGAGATTCTCCGAAGACCCATAATAATCTCTCCAGTTTGACTGACTTTTTACGATGCGCTTTCGTTTTTTGTCCTTCAGGGGCTTAAGTTTCTTGGTCGTCCAGAACAGTTTTTTCCCGATATATTTTTTGGAATTGGACTTTTCGGTTATGATATAGACGAACCCAATAAAATCTCCTATTTGTTCGTCTAAGAATGGTTTTCCGTTATACGTCCACATCGCAAAGTTCCTCTTCATCTTCATCTTCGATGCTGTCTCCGCAGAATGGGCAGCACTGAAGAGGTTCGTAACAATCCTGCCTTTTTATGATTATCTGCATATCCGTTTCGCAGTTAACGCACGAGATTTCATACGACTTTTTGGCCATTATATATCAACAACCTCGCAAGAACCAGCAGTACAGGCAAGTGTCTGAGACCCTGTTGTATTGTCCTCTGTTTCGAATTCTTCTAGGAGTTCCCAGTCTATTTTTTCCGGTTGACTTTTAACAAAATCCAGATATTCTTTTTTTGTTATTTTTTCGTATGGAGCCTGGAGATACGTGTGAGAATCCAAAGGTAAGAAGGAGATTCCGGAGATCTCATCAAAGTTCTTGTACACCCATGCTCCAACCTCTAACCATTCGTGATCCTGTACGTTGATGGTAACACTCGGTTTGTGTTCGCACCAATGGCGTTGGAATTTCATCCAGGTTTCCAACTGTTGGATTGCTGTAAAATCTGAAGTTTTCTTCGACTTTTTCGGAGCCTCGACGGGGAAAGAGAATACTGTCGTGTTCTCCGCCGCGGTAACATCAGGTTCGTTGTAGATCCCGGTCTCTTTTAGGAACTGAGTGAGGGGATCTTTATTATCTCCACGAACTCTCCGAAGATAATAGTTAGAAAATCTAGCGTGAATCCCCGACGAAGAATTGACGTACTGGGAAACAGTACCGGACGGTTTTCCTGTTGTCGTCGCAGTCGATTGAGGAATTCCTAAAATCTCAGCCCATTCTTTGTTCGTATCGATAACAATATTCTTTAGCTCTTCTAGAAACTCGTTAGAAGCGTTGTAGACAATTGCGTTATCCATAATTCCAGTAAGCGATACCCCCAAGAGTCGTTCTTCTTCGGTGTTTTTAGTCCAAATTTTTCTAAGATACGGAAATTTGGTATAGGTTGCCTGGACTGTTCCTAAAATTGAAGCAAGTCTGGCTTTTTCTCTTAGGGTATCCTCAGTGTCGTATTCTTTCACGACGATCTCTGTTAGATTACAGAACTGATGGGGCCTTAAAATGATTTCACAACATGGATTTGCTCCGAATTCATGATCTCCGTCTCTTCGGCCGTTAGATAGAACCTTCTTGGTTGACGCTTCTCTATTGAATATTCCTCGTTCGCCGGACTTCGATTCAATCAAGGCAACCCATTCTCTGATGAATGTTTCCATATCTGGTTTGTCTGAATAACACACTGAGTTATTAGCAAGGCGCCGTTGGCCGTTGTTAATCCACCATTCTCCGGATTTAGCGTATCTCATTTTATCGTCGGATAGATTAGAGAAAGATATCGTAGCTGACCGACGAACCCCTCCGACCACGACGATATCAGCAATTTTGCATACGATGTCATGACATTCTATCGAAGTGAGTTTTCTGCCTGCGGCATTCTTGAACGTATTTATGACGAAACCAAACAGATCTATCAAAGGTCCAGGTCCGGATGCGCGTCCACCAAAGGTTTTCAGTCGAGCGCCGGTTGGTCTAACTTTATCAACGTTGTATTTGGGAATTTCTCCAGAATATAACAGAGCGATTATCTGTCGTAAAGCTTTCGCCCAGCCTTCCTTCGAGTCTTTAACAATAACCTCTGTTTGAGAAACGAAAAGCTTATCTGGTATCTCTGGAAGTTTCGAAACATACTGCCGTTCTACTGAAAATCCTACTCCGGTGCCACATAAAAGTATGAACATTGCCTCATCAAAAGCTTTAATATCATCGATCGGCAGATAGGCGCAATTATAAGCGCAGGTATTATCCCTGTTCATGGCGGCGCCAGAGGTCATCAGGGCTCTCATTGATGGCATGACCTCAAGATTCATGATTGCTGTTTCTAGATCCCTAATCACATCTATGTCTGATATCTTAGGCTCTACGACGTTTTCTATATATCGTCGGACAGATTCGTCGTGTGTCTCTCGTCGTTTTTTATCGTCCAACCATCGGGCGTAACGGGATTTGTGAATAAACGTTTGATAATCAGTAGGCAATTCCACTGACGGAAAATTTTTAGACATGTATTTCTTTCGCTATTTGACTATAGATTCTTCGTAAAAGGCTATAATCTGTTTTTGCTGTTTTATATATCGTTCTAGGTCGGTAACGTTAAGAGACAAATTTTCGTATCCTTTTACGGACACTCCAACAAACACCAATTGTCCGTTTTCTTTTTTGAACTTAGAGATGAATTCGTCTAAATTGTCAGCAGTAACAACGTAAAATTTAACGCTCTTCATTGAGACTTTTCTTGGTTTCGCTTGGATCTGAATATGATTTTTGATCGCTACCGGAAGAGTTTCGATTTTTTGTGCAGATCCAAGGCAGCCAGTCAGGATTAAAGGCATCAAGATGATAAATTTCATTTTGTTATATTTTCCAAACTCTTAAACAACCTATCGGTTGCAGTATTTATTCGGTTCTCGATGAGTTTTGGCTTTTTTAACGCTAAAAATGTTAAATTATGTTCGCCTATAATTTTGCGCAAATATGCAACGTTCGATTCGGCATCTGCGATACTGGAGTTCAACGTTTTGATCTTCGCCTGCTGCTCAACTCTAAACTTTTCGTTCTCTAGTATTATCGTGTCTTTGGCCGCTGATGTTATTTTCAGTTTCACGGCGTTCTCGGTCAGAATTTGTATTTTTTTCTGACTCGTGTCATAGTAGTATTTGGCACCAAAAATCCCAGCGCCAAACAAAGAAACGACTCCGATTAGGACATAGATTCTAAACATCGCGTATCTTGTTGTTGTATTTTATTGCCGCATTTAATATCGCGTAATCGTATCCTAGAGATTTTGAGGTTGCAATCATGGCCGAGGTGTCTTTTGGGAGGCAGTGACCTCCCCATCCTAGCTTTCCGTCCGTACCTGGTACATGGGAATGGTCCGGACCGATTCTGGTATCTGTCGTCAGACACCGTCTGACGTTCTCAAAATCGACTCCAGCCAAATCTGATAATTCTTTAAGATGATTAAAGAACCCAACCTTCAAGGCTAAAAACGAATTTTCTGCGTACTTTACAAGTATCGCTTCTTCGGCAGAGCAATAATCGAATTTCATATCAGGAAATGACTGTAACCATACGTCCGTGAAATTATCCAAAACTTCTGCAGAATCAGATCCAAAAATCTGGAATTTCTCATTGGCAAAATCTTCAATTGCGTGCTCTCCTCGGAGAAACTCAGGAGAAAATCCAACTTTATGCTGAGGAAATTCTGACTTTATTCTTCGCCATTCTTCTAGGCTCAAGGCAGATTTTATTAGAATTGGAACCTGGACGGGTATTTCCGAGATAACGTTTCGTACGTTATCTCCGTTACAGGATCCATCTTCTCTGGACGGGGTGGATACCGCAATTATCGCAGAACTGAATGCCGTGGGTTTATAGTTACCAATACGGTCGCTAGTTAATGCTGGGTCAAACGTTACAAAGGATGACCTTTTTAGGCCGGCAAATATAGCTCGGCCGACAAATCCATAACCAAAAAGCGCAATCATTTTTCATTTCCTTTATTTTGTTAAGTTCTTCTTAGACAGTCTTCTTAATAATTTTTCGATATTCTTATTCTTGAACAGGAGGTTCTTTCTCATTGGAACTGATGTATCAGATCCAGCGCCGGAAACCGATCCGGTCGAAACTCCAGGCGCATCCTCTTTTACATTTCTCTTTTCTGGATGTCTATCCAGGTACAGAGTGCGTATATCATGGACGCTCAAACCGGAATTATACTGCTTGTGTAGATTAAAAGCGTGGTGTCCGATTCTATGCTGGGAATCGGAACTAACCAGGTCATGCATATGATCAAACATCGCATCGTGCATTTTTTTCATATTCAGAGACGAAGCTTTATCTTTGATCGCCTGAACTTTTCGTTTTTCCGAATCATCTATATATTTCTTTATATCGACGCTCATCCTGTTATCCCTTCAGATCAGTAATCATACAATCTTATTGCTGTATTTTTTAGCCCATGTTTCGGCCAATAAAATTCCGTTATCCGAAATATATCCGTGTTCCTTCAAAAGAAGAAGCGCTGCGGCGTAAGACGCGAGGCGAGTCTTCCCGCCTGGAATTTTGCCCATTAATTTTTTTAGATTGAAAACCAAAACATGGAATTTTGTGTAAACCGACTTGTCCTCTGGAGAAACGACTCTTTTTGTTTTGATTCTTTTTCCCGTGTCATCGATTATTCCGGCCTTGTAGGCTCCAGTCTTATCGAAAGGCGTAACAAGCAGTTTTAGAAATCGTATGGTGTAGGCAAAATCTGCTACCCTAGAAATTCCAGACATGAATAACTATCCCCAGTCTTTCTGGTTCTGATCTCGATCAGACCTATTTAACAGATGATCTTTCAAGCTATTCGTAGTTTCTGAATCGATTCTTATACTTCCATGGTGTTTAGAATGGGAATAAGAGTGTCCTTCTTCAGGATCGTATACGACCTTAGTTCCTTTTTTTAGCTTAACTCCGGTCAAACTCTCTCCAGTACCTCGGTCGTGATATTTTAGCATCGGTTCGCCGCTTGAAAAGTGGTGCCGGTGTGCGCTCACTGGATCTTTTATGACAACATCCTTTTTCAGAGTGTGGGGTTTTGACGATCCAAGTGTATCAGCGAGCGCTGCCGCGCCTGTCTCGTGCCACTTTTTATGATTGCCAGATTCGGCGGCTTCGAGCAACGACTCTCTTAAAATTGCAAACGTTTTCATTAGATTTCCCTTAATTTTTTTATTACGTGGTCATTCATGGTGATACCAGTATACTGATCATTTCTTATATATCGCAAAAAAATCAAGAAAGGTTTTAAAACCCGCCATTGAGACAAATCAAAACTAAATTCTAGCATTTTCAACGCTGCTGGAATTCCAAAAACGTTAAAAAACACGATCAGATGATTCAGAATAAGTCTATCAGAAATATTTCCCGTGACCATGAATTTATTCACCTGTCTTTTTATGTATCGGAGTCGGTGCAGATCCTCTTTAAATTCGTCTGCGTCGACCCCAATCGGATTATAGTAGTTTTGGGCAGCAAATATTTTTATGTTGCCATCATTCAAATCATAATTCATAGGTCAACCTACGAAAATACAGTTCCAAGTTTTTCGATAAGAGTTTTTTTCTTATACCGCCGGTCAAGTTCAATTCCATAGTGCCTAGCCGTTTCCTCTAGCTCTTTTTTAGTCATATCTTCTATAGGTTTATTTATTGGAGATTCTACAAGAACTGAGGGCGCCGAAGCGTTTTTTGAATAAAATTTGTCTATTTGTTCTGTTGACAATTTCTGCGACTTTAAAAATTCTCCGGATGGACTGAACCATCCATTGTTTTTAGGAATTGCGTCTTTTGCCCAATTTGGTGGTTTGATCATTTTCTTTTATTCCTTATCTATTGCCAACTACTCGCGAATCTTCTCGGAGCGCCCGACTCAATTCGGTGTCGGCGTTATTAGCGTCCTTTGAGAAATCATGCGCAGAATTCGACCATGAAGAGTTTGACCTATTTTTAGCTGAATTATAATTTGAGGCTGCAGTCCTGTGCGCTCCGGCGGCTTCAATGTGTTTTAGGAGAGCATTACTCTTAAGAGCGTTATACTTCTGGTTGGCGAATCCATTTTCTAGGGATGATTTCAACTCATTAGCCCTCTCAGAGTGGTATCGTGAAATCGCATGATGGAAATTGTTAGTTCCCTCGGTCAGAATTTCTCCATCAATCTCTATTTGCACCGAATCGGATACGACGTTGTTTTTTCCTACGATTTTCTTGTCGCCATTTGGGTTATCCCCGGGACGCATAGGAGCAGCTTTGGCCGGATTATCATAACTCTTTTGATTCAGTCGCATTGCTGCATAAATATCAGCGACTGGGTTTATGGTATTCTGTATTCCGCCAGCAGCGTTCATCCAATCCTTCGTCGACTTGGACATATGGACATCAATCTTATCCTGCGGAGTCGAATCTCGGATTTCTCGGGTATTATTCCTCGGCATGTTAGGATTAGATGGATTAAATTCTTTAACCTTTTCGTATAATTCCTTATGAAGGTTAAGATTTACCCTATCGTTGTAATATTCAGTGTCTTCCGACGTAAGGTGTTTGCTATTTGATGCGGACATCGGAACGGAGTCGCCGTTACCAGAAAATCCCTTGAGTTTAATCTTGTTGGGTTTAAAAGGTTCGCTTTTATAATCGTCGATATGGTTTCCGGTTCGTGGCATCTTTCCTCCAGTATCGCGGGCTCGGATGAGATGCTTAGTTCCACCGTTTGTTACCGCTAGAACAACTCCTCGGCCCATTCCCGATACGCTACTAATTCTTCCTGGATGCTTTCCAGTATACGCAGATTCGCTCAGAAGACCAAGTGATTCCATTCGATTGTGTTCAGTGTTTTCCATTTTTGGTTCTCCAAGCTTTTTTGCTATTTTGGGTCCTGATAATTTCAGGCCTGCCCTACGTTTTTTGATTGTGGCGATTATAAAATCTGCTTTGTTCTGACTCATATAACTTTTTCCGGGTTTCTTACCAGTCATCTTATCATATTCGTACTGCAAAGTATTCGTGTAAAATTTATTATCTATTTTTGCCCGTCTGTGATATGATTTCAGCCTTTTTAAGGACAGTTCTTGTATTACTGATTCTGCAGCATACGTATTTTTGTCGAGAATATCAGAAGTGTCTCCAACCGATATCATCCTCACACGTTTTTTACCGTTCTTATCGGTGTAATATATCGCTTTTTTATCAGCAGAATTAGTTTCTACCGACATTAGTACAGGCCTACGATATTAGTAGCCGTCGTTCCGGTAGAGAAAACCCTGGACGCTCGAATATTTAGAACCGTCCCAATTTGTACCCCAACTAGGGTTATATTGTCTCCACCAGAAGTATTCAGAACGATATTACCAGTACCACCTACGTACAATTTTCTGGTTATATAAGGTAAATCCGAAACGTTCGAAGGTACAATTGAATATCCATTTTCTGCTGGCGATTCTAAATGTGGATAAAACTTTTGAAATTTATCGGCCATGATTTTCCTCTATCTTTGTTAGGTCTTTCAACCAATATCGTTTATTTTTGTTGTTTTCTGATTCCGCTATAACGTAATTAGAGCATAGTCTGGATATCGTCAGTTTGTTATTATGTTTGTCGACAACAATATCGCCAACGGTAAAGAGTTTGCCTCTTAAATAATCTTCTCTTACGGAATTTTTAGGAAAGAAGGCGTTTCGGGACCGTTTGAAACGAACGCCGGTCTTTTCCTTAATTACGCCGAATAATCGTTTTGTTTCGTAATTTGATATTTCCGGTATGTACTGAGAAAATTCTAAAAAATTGTCAGTCTCTATCATCGAAGAGAAATCCACCTGCGGTTGACGGACGCTAAAAATGCTGATATCCTCGCCTAACAGGCGAGAATAAGATTCAGACTGATCGGTTGAACATACCAAATTTATCTTTTTGTATCCAGAATTTCTCATATCTTCAATGACGGACGAAATACTAGAATTTTCCGTCATCGATGTCTGCCTGCCGAATTTTGGAAACATTTTTCTCGTGTATTTCAATCTTTCGTGCAAGCTGAGGACATAATTCTCTTCTGGTGATGTACTAACCAATATTCTAAACTCATTGCCTCCAGACAAAACCGAGGTCTTCTCGATCATAAGTTTATCAATCATAGAGGGAATAGCAGACTCTAACACACAAAACGTCATTGTCTTATTCTCAGATATTATAAATTTTTTGAAGCTCAGAAGAGACATTAGCTATTATCAGATCCCCGTTTCTTGGACAATTCTCTTTCTCTGGCTTTCTTTATGAGACGCTTCGATAAGCGATTAATGCGAGACGCTATCGCAGGAGTAGCCATTCTCTTCTCGATTTGAGACTTTCTTTCTGCACCAAGCTCGGACTTATCGACGCCTTTTGATAGCTTTTTAGCCATTTCGCGCCTAGCCTGTCTACGGGCTCTCTTTTTCAGAACTTCCATAGTCGCGACCCGGTGTGAAGCTTTTAGTCTACCAATAGCCAATTTGGATTTATTGCGCTTTAGTATCATCATCCGCTTTCGTCTCTGAGTGATACTCAGAGCTTCTTCGATATCTGAACTCTCTCTCACTGGAGTCGTTCCTATATTCCGTCTGGCCGCTATCGCAGAGCCAGCCCCGGCCCCAACGACTGCCGCCTTGGACAGAGTATTACCTATTCTGCCAGCGGTTCTAGATTTAGATAAAGAATTCGTCGTCGCCCGAACCCCAGTCTTCAGTCTTTTCTCAAGGCCTCGTCCTGCTCCCAAAACCTTTTTTTCTACGCCAAGGGCGCCAGACTTCGCAGCTCTCGCCGTTGTCCTTAGGGCTAATTTACCGAGCGCTCTAACCGTTCCACCCAAGATTCCCTCATCTAGATCCAACGATTCTTTATTGATTATCATCTTTTTAGTTTTTAGTCTTACTCTTGGAGGAGCGACAGTTTTTCTAGCGCCGTTAAGGACTCCTATGACTCCCTCTTTTACATAGGGATTGCCTTGAGCTTTTAATTGATTACTATATTTCTTTACGCCAATCGTCCTCGCGGTGCTTTTCGCTGTTGCTATTTTCCTCTTTATTCCAGGAACGCTGAGATCGCCGAAATTCTTCCTAGGCGGAACCGAAGATCCAGATTTAATCTTTGCGGGCGTCGCAGGTTTTGCGACAGACTTAGTTTTTGGTCTAGATCTAACGTTATCCATAGCTGTTTTAGCCGTTTTTAGGGCAGCATAACCAGCGGGGGCGCCGATCAACGATCCGTTCATGGCTCCAGAAACGGCTTTGGTGCCTATTTTTGAAATAGTACGAATTCCTCTGTCTTTTGCGATGGCGCGACCAAGTATCTTAATCCCTCCAAGGACGCCTTCGTCTAATTGAGTTTTTTTCATCTATTATCACTTTCTTTTACAGCGTTGGACCTTTCTTTTATTTATAAAAAAAGGGCCTTCAAACTGAAGACCCCTTTATCCTGTTGCGTTTTAATCAGGCGGCGTTCGCCATCTCCGTTGCGATATTAGCGGCGGCCTGTTTTCGATTAACATTCGACCCAAACCAAGCGGAATTCAATCGATTCTCTTTGGACCGGCCTTGGACGTGATCCGTGATGAATGTTGTAGCGTTGAAAGCTTGCCAGAATGTTCCTGGAGCGTACTCAGCTCCTGGTTGAGTTTCAAGAATATCAAACGCTTGTTTCGCATTCCGCGAAAGAGTTTCGTACGAAAGCGGTTTTCCGTCGGACGTTTTGCTTGAGGACCGAGGAAATACGGAATTGAAATACTCGATGAGAGAATCTCCTGTTACTCGTTTCGAACCAAGGAACTCAGCCATTTCCTTGTATTTGGAAAATTTTGTGTGAGCCAATCCCAAAGTTTCTTTGACGATATTAGGATTAAAAACTGCCCGGTGTCCCATCGAAAACTGACGTTCAGCGTGCGTTCCAAGAGAAAGGGTGAGAGTGTTATTGCAAACTACCCGGATTGGAGTAAAGCGAACGTTGATTGATTTTCCATATTGATGGGGATTAGAGAACAGGAGATAAGAATGAATTTCATCTCCTCCAAAAATATCGAACGATTCTTTTACTTTCGCGAGAACCCATACCTGGCGACCGTCCAAGAGCGAACCAGCTGTGTGCATTTCCATATCGCCCGCTAAAACAAATTCGTGGAAAAACTTAAATGCTGTTTCATTCTGAACGGGGTTCCAGTTCTCTCCAACGTTCGTTAATACCCGATTATCAGATAAACGAACAAGAGCTTTTTGTCCGGTGCGGATAGTCTTATCCCCTACCCGAACTGAAGCAGAATATTTTTTGACTTCCCAATCCAGACCAGCTTTCTTCATCATTTGGTATGGGTCTAGATCGTTAGAGACCTTAGTACCTAAACGGTGCCAAGGAGCTTCTCCAGAATATGCCATTGTTTCTACTGCGGCGGCCATAATATTTCTCCATTTTCAATTTCGATAGATAACTTATAAAACATTTTTATATCAAAGTAAACATCAAATTTCATATATTCAATAGAGTTTTTGGCCGGACGATAAGAAGGCGAATTTTAGCCTTCTTTGCCGTTCGTATCATATGCGCTGTTCCGTTACCGCCATCGAAAGCTATGACCAAATCTGGATGGTGATCATCAATCATCTTTTGATTTCTAAGAAAGCCTGCGGACTTTCCATATTTATTCCAATCCGCCTTCTCAGTTATTCTATTATCTTCTGAGAGGCGTCGTTTAGCCCAATCGTGAGCTAAACTATCCGCGCCAGTAGCGCCACCCTGAATAAGAACAGATGGATTAACTCTGTCGAGAATTTCATCCATCTGTTCATAATCGGAAAATTTTCTGCCTCCGCAGACCAGAACCCTCAAAGGTCGATAGTCATAATCTTTTTTGCGTGTTTTGGCATTGCACTGGCGCCTTTGTGCTTGGTGTCAATGGCCAAAACAATAGACAGTGATCCGCTTAATAGGAGAACGTCGTTAACCTCTAGGACGCCCTCTTTGGATACAATATTGACGGTACCACCGGGAGCTTTAACTCTTACAGTGTACGGAAAAACCTCCGATACAGAATCAGGCTCTAGAGCGACAACCAGGCCGGTTTCTTTTTCTTCAAGAACGAACTTGCCTTTTGAGTCTGTGGCCAGATACGTGTAGTATTTATCGTTTGCAGTGAACAGTGCCATTTCTATGTTTCCTTTATTTTCAGTGTTAATTTCTTCTTCTTTTCGATCGACGAGCCTAAAATCTGAGGCTCGTCGATCATACTGCCATGAGCTCGACGATCCACTGTAACGAGAACATGCAGCTTTTAGATATTGAGCGCTAATAACTCCCCGGTCGGAATCGACATGAGAGACTCTCAAATGCGCGTTTCCGTTTTTTAATCTAACGATATCGCCGATCTTAAATTCATAAACCATATTTGCTTCTCCTTTTGTCGTGTTTAGGCAAAACCTTCATCATTTCCCTAGAACTCTCGTATAGGAAAGAACACGGATAAATGATAAAACTCTTAACATCTGAATCTCCCTTAAAGCGCCTAAAAATCGAATGGGAATCAGACCCCGAGAAATTGTGCGACCAGCAGACGGGTTTGATTTTTTTGCTATCTGATGTTAGACAAAAAATCCACATTCTGTTTTTCCCAATATCTCTAAGAATCATTTATTAGAACTCTATACCAATTGGGAGATAATGTAAACAAAAAAATGAGGGGCTAACCATGGCCCCTCGCGAATCTATTTAGCGATTAACCTTATTTCGAAAGTTTTCTTTCTGCATCAGTATAGGCCGAAGATGCATAAGAAGCATCAAGAGTCATGCCAGATTTTATATCCCCACTCTGTCTAGATACAAATCTTGAAGCGGAGGCAAACGCCATATTCGATGAGTTTTTTCCGTAACTTAGGGTTGCCGCGTTAGAGATACCATATCCTTCGGAAATCGAAAATGCGTCCAGATCAGCTCCTAGAAATGTAAATGACCACATCTTTTCTTGGGCCATTGAGATCATATTCTTAATAGTGTGAGTAAAGAATCGCTTTGAGGAGTTTTCTTGGCCGTCTGTCAAGATAACGAAGGCAACGGTCGGTCTGTCTTTCTTCTTTTTACGCGCAAGTTGTTTGTTTACGTTGCACATAACGTCACCAATGGCATCGTTTAGGTTGGTGCAACCACTAACCCTGTATGTTTCATCGGTAAGATCATGTACGTTCGAAATGTCTTTGTTTTTGAATATCGCCTGGGTCGATGTTCCATTAAACGTGTACAGAGACACGAACGTTTTTGTTTCAGACTTTCGTTGGATATCAAGAAATTCATTAAAACCTGAAATTGTTTTTTCTTTTTGGTTCTCCATAGAGCTGGACCCGTCCAGAATGAAAACAATATGATTTGGAGAATTTTTCCGTGTTGACGACTTTTTAGGTTTGAAATCGTTCACGGGTGATACGCGATATTCTTCAGTCGATTCGATTGCTGTGAAAAAGGGATTATGTCCAACTTTGTTGGGTGAAGAAATCTTGCTCCACTTGGTAAAAATACGTGTCATTTTATTTTCCATTTTTGATGATTTTGAGATCATCAGCTCTGATCGTATTGAGACGATCGGCTCATGTTTATTTATTAAGCTTATACGTTATTCTGTACGCAATTGTTTTGTTCAGACCTGTTAAAAAATCGGTTTGAACGAAATTTTCAAGCTGATCATTAAGCATATCGCTGCTGTCATCCACAATAACATATCTATCAACCGTGTGACTATCTAGCCAACGGTGGATCTCGTCCCCTCGGCACTTACCAAGATTATCGGTTGAACCTATAAAATCTAAGCCGCGTTCATTTAGAAATTTAGGACCATCTCTGAGTAATCTCCAAGTTGATGACAAGACAAGTTTAGCACCAGTCTCTTCAACAACTTGGAGAAGATTTTCAAGCAATTTTAGATTTAAGCGAAAGTCCGATGTTGTATAAACTTCATAGTCCGATTGTTTATTCAGAACCCCGTCTATATCTAAAAAAATCACTTTCATTAGAAGTTGAAACCAACCTCAGCGGTCACTGTCTGTGATCCGGTATTAAGATTTGTCCAAAGATCGCCATAAACGTTAGCGCCAAGCTTTTTTGTTACCCCGATATTAGCACCAGACCAAGTTTTTCCAACAAGATCATACTTGGTGTTGCCGTATACCTTCACGCCCCATACTGTAGTTGCGGCGCCACCGGTAAGATTGATAGCGTTTGTTCCAGTCTGAAAACTATGAGTCGCAGCGGCAGAGCCAGACAGGTTTTCGGTGTTTCTTCCGAATTCATTAGACATTGCAACCGTTCCAGAGAACAGAAGAGCAGTAGTCGTTAGTAATACTTTTTTCATTTTTATTTCCTTGTTATGTGAGAATAGAGGATTCTGTTCCAAGGTTCCTCCCGACCCGTCGAGAAGAAGCCTTAGGCTGCCATTCTCAAAGGTGCGTTATTTGTGTTTGCACTTACTTTTTCGAATCTATAACGCGATTCAAACGAAAATCTCCACGTTCATCCAATGTCCGTCTATCCTATTTCGACCCCATCATCAACAATCTCGAACCAGTACCAGAATAATGTTATGATCACTTACTATTATTCTAGAATGCACCTACTAAGACCATGCGCCCGTTCAGTGGAGATTGCTGATGGTGGAGTCGCTGGGTACCGCCCCCAGGTCCGATCCATCTTCAAATTGTTTCATCAATTTCAAGTCATATTTATCATGTATCATCAATATTGTAAACTCGATAATTTGAATCATTCATCATGTTACTTATCTGTAACAGCTATCGAATCGGTGAAAATTTTAGTTCTCAACGTAGAAATTTCTTTATCTGCACCCATATAGACCCTACGAGAATCCAAGACACAATAGCCCCAATAAAAACTATAAGGTACACCAGAAAGGCATCCGGATTATCGTAAAAATAACTAACGAGAGCCTCGATTACGGCGTTTAGGACAAACATGATTCCCATAAAAACAGAAAAGGCGGCAGCCCAAGGGGTTAAGAGCGAGCCAATTTCTAGGAATCTATCGGCGTATTTAAGAATTTTTCTCATATTTGCCTCTATGAATCTTTTTCGTCTTAACCCAAATGGCGCCAATCCCAACCCAAGATAAAAACAGGACAAGAGCAACTCTGACGTATGTCAAAAGTAGTTGAGGGTTCTCCGAAAAATAAGGAACTACAATATTATCGAGAAAGCGTTTTATTGCAGCGACGATCCCAATGAACGCAACGATGAGGAAAAACGAAACAACAACGTATAGCATCGATGCTCCCATCTCCATAAATTTATCGAATCTTTTCATCATTTTCCTCTACGAGTTTTCTTTGATACGTTAAGATACTTTTTTGTCGAAAAGAACGGATCTAAATTCGCGGCCATCTGACCCTCGGTCCAGTCCGGAAAAGATTTCATACAGAGTTTTTCTATGTTTTCTCTGCTTTTTCCAGACTTTTTAAGCTCTAAAACTTGACGTTCGAAGTCCATATAATTTTTGAATTTCATGTTATTCTCCTCTTTTCTTGTTTATTATATCACAGAAAAGAGGAGAAGTAAACTACTGTATTAACGAGCACGGCGCTTCTTTGTAACGTGCCAAACGACTCCGAACAAAATCCAAACGGCTATGACTGCAATAATCGTTTTTGCGATTATCACGACGATTCCTGGGTAGGAAAACGCGAGATATGTAAGTCCAAAAAACGAAAAGATGGTGCCGCCTATAACCGTAAAAACTGTGGTAAGAAAACTAAAAATTATGAATACATCATATCCAGTCTCAAAAACAGAATCCAGTTTTTCCAATACCTTATGTTTTTTCATGTCATGTCCTATAATTTCCTCTTCTTTGGGAGTATTTTAACACAAAGAAGAGGAGAAGTAAACACCCTTTATTGGATGTTATAAAGAATAATAGAGTAATGAATGATTTTCATTATGTCCTTTTTTCTTTCTTCTGGGGAGGTTCCCTTTTTTCCGAACCTCTGAGCATACTTCATAACATTTCCGATGCAGAAACCTTCGCCATGTCCAGCATCGATTATGAATTCTGTTGCCTGGTATTTGCTCTTCGAATAGTGCTGAGAATATGTCGCGTCGATATACTCCCTAATATCCTGAAGTATTTGGGTTTCGTTGAACTTCTCCTTGGGGCGGTCATCCGTACAGATCGACGTATCCGTCTGCCCACTCTTTAGCCCGAGAATTTGCTTCTGTAACTGTAGAGTACGTGGTGTCGGACAAGAAAAATTGGTGTCCCTTATTATCGTAGTATTCAATTGTGTACTCCCCATTTTCAGAAATAACCTTCGCAAAACCTTCGTTGTTCGTTTTGAATATTGTCATTCATTTTTCCTTTTTGTTGAAATCCCCTATTAGAGGAAAGACTCTGGACACAGCGAGGGCGCATTCGTTTGCTATTTTCATATGCTCTTTCTGAGTGCCAGATTTCGTTCGTAGCTCGATATAATGTATCCATGAACGTATCGTTCCATTCACGTACATCCTAGAAATAGTGTTTCCCTCAGGAAGAACAACTCTTGCCTGTTCTTTTGCTATTCCCTTGTCTACTGCCCATTTGTATGCCTCTTTGCACTTTTCAATAACATCCATCTGCATAGCATGCCAGTCTCGTTTTAGATCCTGGTCAGAAGTTTCGGTTGAATTCTGTCTATTGGTCGAATCTTGCATCCGAGCCTCACGCAAAATGAACGACAAGTCCTTTGTAGGATCCGCGTACCGCTGAGAAAACTCTTGAAATTGAAATGATCGATGCCTAAGAATCTGTCGAGCGATATCTCGGGTTGTTGTTATTTCCAGACAAACGTTAACCATCTCGAATGGCGACCAATGCTTATGATCGATAAGATATTTTGTGAGTTTCACATTGGAAACGTTGTCCTGACCAGATGGATTAGAAACCTTCGCACAATATAGAATTATTTTTTCCATAGTGTCGAGAGAATCATACTCCAAGGCTGGACCAGAATAACTGACGAGTTTCACTCCAATTGGATTATCAATCATGTATCTCACGATCCAAGATTCTGGCTGAATTTTTTTGATGGGACGTACTTCTCTTTGAAGAAATACTTTCCATCTACCCGAATAAATCGCTTATTCGTTTCCTCTTTGTTCGGGTTCTCAATTGTGACCATCGTCTTCTTTCCGAGCTTGAAGGCCTTGAGCTGGTTAATAATTCTTTCACCAGAATTCATATACTCTGCCCGTAGAGCATTCTTAAGGCCTCGGTTAGTCGACCGTTCGCCGTTAGACGTGTACTTATTTCTGAGTCTTTTCTTTCCCATAATATCCTCTTATATTTTAAAATTATCAAATTTAGACGTTGAGTTCGTTTGTGCTACCGGATCGTCGATTTTGGAATCTTGCAGATTCTGATCCTCGGATGGGGCGTCGTATAACCTCATTTTCTCTAAATCTACCCCGACGACGAATCGCTTGTTCTTGTTTACGTCCCCGTATCGATTCTTAAGCTGTTTTATCATCAGAAGATTTTTCTTATCTAATTCTTCTGTTCTCATTACCGCGAACATAACGTCAGCGGTTGCCGGCAGACCAAAAGATTCTGATGTGTCGACCAAATCGACGTCAGTATTCTGATACCCGCTTCGGTTCGTCTGAGTGGCGGTCAAAAGCGGTATCCCATATTCGACTGCTAATCCTCTAAGTTCTTCAGCGATTGCTTTTATATATGTATATGAATTAACGGATCCTCCGACGCTTTTTAATCTGGCCGACGCACAAATGTTCAGATAATCTACTATGATCAATCGGGGGGTGAAATTCTTTTTCAGATTCAATTCATCCAAAAGAATTCTAAAGTGATCCGCGGAAGCTGCGCCCGTAGGATACTCTTTCGTTATCAGAGTTCCAATAGATTTTGATGCCAATTTCTGGATTTTTGATTTGAACACTTCTTTTTTAAGAGCGCCAAATTCTCCCATGGATATGTTCATCAAATTCGCATCGATCCTGTGGGAAATTTTCATTTCAGACATCTCAGCCGATATGTACAGGACGTTATGCCCCATGGATATAGTCGAGGCGGCAATATGACACATAAGCATCGATTTTCCGACGTTTGTCCCGGCCAGGGCGACGTATAAACACTTATCAAGCATGCCACCATCAGTAATCCGATTTAGCATATCAATGTCAAAAGGAAGATGATTTTCTTCTTTCGCATAATACTCGAACCGTTCCTCAGAATCTGAGATGTAATCGTGTCCGATGTTGGAGCTAAAAGATACCGACAGAGCGTTCTTAAGAATTTCAGGAATCGCTCCTTTTTGGTGGTCTTTTGATTTTCCATCAATTATGTCTATCGATTCCAAAATTGATAGGTATATTGCCCGATTTTGGCACCATTTCTCAGTCTTATCTAGTATCCAACCATAGTCCTTCGATTTCTCTCCGGAGAATGATTTCTCGAAAGCGGCTTTAATATTGGAGAAAGCATCAGGCGAAATATCGTTATCGAACACTTCGACGGAAAGAGACTCCTTCGACGGAATCTCGTTATATTTTGTTACGTATTTGCATACCTCTTTGAATATAAGTTTTACGGGTGTCTCAAAGTACGATAATTTTATGTACGGAATGACTTTGCGCATAAAATTATCGTTTGAGAGTATTTCTTTGAGAACTAAAATCTCAAAATTTTCTTTGTTCATAAAAAGCCTAGTCGTTGGTTATAAGCGTCTTGTCTTCAATAGATCTTTCAATCAGAGATATAAGAATGCGTCCTGCGTATTCTTGGAGGTCTACGTTGCTTTCGTTTATATATTCGGATTCGGGACTGTTTACAACGTTAAAATTGAACGTTGCGCAATCTTTTATTTTGTTTATCCCGACCGTGTCGAAACTAAGAACGGTTTCAACGAATTCGCCTGATATGATTTCTATGTTCCAAGCTTTATCAGACTCTTCCGATGGAACGAGACGATAGTGTACGTTCTCAACGAGAGGGTGCTCTAGTTCATCACTCATCTACGGTATCCTCGGTTTCATTCTGAATACCAACCATTGGTATCTGGAATCTCTTTTTAATATACGTCTTGAATTCTGGATCTGTCAGAATATTGGCCCAGAACTCTTTATTTGTCGTTTCTCTTTCGTAATGGGCTTTCTCTTCGATTTCTCCAGTCTTATGGTTCATATGGAAGTATCCGCTGGATTTTCCCTTTTTTCCTTTATGAACGAATCCACCCTCGACTGCAACTTCCAATAGGCCAGAATATTTCTGGATTCCGCCTTCCCATGTAACGGAGATAGGAATTTTAGATTTCTCCTTTACGTACCGGGACTTCTCAATATTGATAATGAAATTATATCCAGCGATTTCAGTTCCAACCTTTTCTTGGCGACGGCCGATAATGAAGATTTGATTACTGGAATAATAAATCCCGGTGCCACCTGATACAACAGCCCTTGAGAACATCTCTTGAGTCTGGTAAACATGGTTTACTGCAATAAGTGGAATGTCTTTCATCGTCAGGTACGGCGTAGACATCCGGAATAACGATTTTATAGCCTTGGCTCTGGTCATATCCGCGACAGATTTTTCGTTTATGGCGTCGTCTTTTTCTTTTTTGGATGACAGATTACCAATAGAATCGATGATAATTACGACGTGCTCTTTTTTGTCGATGGCCTCTAGTTGATTAACTAGATCGAATTTCAATTCCTCTACGTCAGCAATAGGAATATGCAAAACCCTAGACAAGTCAATCCCGTAGGTCTTAAAATATCCCTCTGGTGTACCGAACTCAGAATCATAGAACAGAAGAATCGAGTCAGGATATTTTTTCATATATGATGCGGCCAGTAAAAGAGCAAAAGAACTCTTAAAGTGCTTACTTGGACCGGCCAGAAGTGTTAGTCCAGCCCCAATACCGCCGTCTAATTCGCCCGAAAGCGCAACGTTCATCATTGGAATTGGGGTCGATGTCAGACTTTTGTCTTTGAAGAAAGTAGATTCCGAAAGGACTGAAGTATATTTCAGTCTGGAATTCTTCCTAAGTTTATCCATTATGTTGGTCAAAATTTATCCTCTTTTGAGTCGGTTGAATCTGGGTATTATCAGTTGCACCAGTACGTCGTCACCTTATATTCACCTGGGTGCTCCACTCTGTAATTGCCCACTCGTTGTCCAGCAGCGTTATAAGTGGGTTCCCAACTGGAATGCGCCGGAACCCATTTATCTTGGTTACATAAGAACCTAGGGCGGGGTTGGGGGCGTAAAGAAACAATGGGTGCGTTGTTGTACTTCCGAGCCGCATTACGAGCGGCAGCCTCCGCCGCTTTCCGCTTCTTTTTTTCTTGAACTCGTACCTGATTCGAAATGACGGCGCCGACAATGATACCAGCAATAAGATCGTTATTATTGACTGTTTTACTGTACGCTGGCGCTGCGAGCGCCGTAGACAATAGTATGGCGATTAACGTTTTCATGTTTTGTCCTTTCGAGACGTTATAAGTCTAATACTTCTTTTGTCGTTTCAGGTTTCCACAATGGATACGCTGATCTGGAAAGATGAACCGATCTCGGTTTTTCCATATAGATGAAATCTAATTCATTTTTTGTGTTTTGTAAACACTTTATCCATTCAAAAGTTTTTACATTGGTCCCTATTGCACTAAGTTTTACGCAGTCCCATAAAAAATTCCTAATGTCGTTTCGTTCTTTCCACGAACCATAGAATGGTTTTCCTTTGTACCATCCCGATTTTGGAATTTTTCTTGATTCGTTTTCAATCGGAAGGGGTTCCCAAATCTTGTATTCGCAGTCATATTTATTAGAAATTCGAACTGCTTCGTTGACATAAGCTATCGCCAATTTCGAGGCAGATTCCTTTGGATTTTCTTGTCGCATCAAATGGTGTCTAATATCGATATTACCAAAATACGATTCCATATGACTGAATTCATGATCCGGAATAAAGGCCTCAAATCCTTTTTTTATAGACCCATAAAGCGTTGAATAGGGTACCGAAACATTTATCCAACCGGGACGATACATCGATATCGCGTGAGAATCGCCAAACGCCAATTTTGACGACTGAGTAGGAAAATTAGGATCACGGGTTATTGCTCGGTTTTCAAGACTCTTTAAGGCTTCCCATGGAAATAGGTCCCATTCGGCAGAATACGGCTTTCCCTTTTCCTTCACTCTCTCTAGTCTAGAGAGAATCATTTCAGAATATTTCGGAAAATCGATGTTGATCGAATAGATTTTGCCCTTGTATCGAGCAAGTTTTCTAATATACTCTAACCCAGACCAAAACTCGATCCCTCCAAAGACGTTCAGTCCCCCAGAAAAATCGTTTCCATGATAGACGTACACAGAATCATAGGAGTCGAAATTTTTCGGGCTAAGAAGTTTCGTCGCAACTTCAGCCCCCAGTTGATCGGCAAAAATATACCCTTGGGCCCCTTTGTGCGAATGAATCGATGATGGAATATTCCCAAATGGGTGAACAACAATAGATTTCATAATAATCCTTCAAATGTTGGAGTACTTAATTTTTCGGATATAGCCAAGAATGAAGAAAAAGTCAATGGTAGCATTCTCCGATCCTGAAGACTTGGATTATCTCTAAGTCTTCTAAACACGTTAAACTGACAGAACGTGATTTCAGTACCAAATGTCGTCAGCTTACCTC